TACTTAAACTAGGGTATGTTTTAATGGTTTTTCTGTTATCTGGTTTAATGTAATTGTCCATTGACTGTTGTAAAAACTGGTTGAATGTCAAATCACCAGCATTTATTTCAGGTACAACTCTAAAATTTAAATCAGAATTTAATTCAATCGAATTTCTATTTAAATAACGGTATAGTGTAAAATCGAAAATCTTATCAGATGAGATATAAACCTCTAATTCTTTAGAGTTTACAACTAATCTAGAATCATCCTCATAATATTCAGTATAGCCGATACTATCTTCTGACAATCTAAGTACTTGGGATTCTGAATAAACCCAAGATTTTACGTTATCAACAAATCGGTCCATATTGAATATCGGGGTACCGCTTTGCACTTCATAAGCTTTTATATATGAGGTACCAAAATCATATGGCCCGAAGTTTCTACCGTCATTTGCAATACTAAAACCAGTTTCCTGGTATTTAACTCTAGATGGTACTGTTGGATAGCCATCTTTATCAAAAGGGACTAAAGTTAATAATACGTTATCGCTGTAGTTTGATCCGTATAATTCGTAGGATTTTTGTGTGTAATCAACTTTGTTTCTTGCTATATAAACATATTCATTAACCTCAAATATTGAATCAGGTAAACCAACCAAATTCAAAATAAACTCAATTGATTTTCTAGTACCCTTTGATTTCCAAAGGTGATATGAATTTATGAAAATTCTTCTCCATAACTCAATGTCAATATCCACTGGTTTAAGACCTGGTTCAATCCTCAAATCTTTAATGTCAAATAGTGATTCAATTAAAGTATTCTCATCTTCAACATTATATGTTTCAAAACCAAGCATATTACCATAGTTCTTGACTAATAAATCTGGTATATTCTCAATTTTATCATAACTAAGATTTGTCATAAATGTGATACCATCAACATATTTCTTAACGGTATCAAAATTTTTACCAATTAAACCGAACATTAGGTTTATTCTCCTATCCTCGGTATCAAATTCTTTTAAGGAATCCGTTGTTAAAAATCTTGAAATTAAATTAGTTTTTGTCGCGTCAAAATCATCTGAAATACCGTTTAACTTTGTTAGGTATTTATCAAATTCATCGCTAAATAAATCAATATTAACTTCATCATATTGTGGGAAAACAAGGGTTTCGTTCATATTTAATTCAACCCCTTGATCCGTAAATTTCTTATATCTAATTACGCTAATATATTTCTTTTTATCGTAATTATAATTCAGTAAAAACTGACCCATGTCGGACAAATTAGTCTGAAAATCATCATACTTCTGCATTTTAGGTTTTACCCAAAATGTTTTGTTAACTGTTTGGTTTATATTAACGTCATTACCGAATGGGTTACCTTCAACCGTCAAATATATACCATTTTCATTATCATTATATGAGCTAGGTAATGTCGCGTTTAATATCTTATATTCAACCTGATTATAATAAACAACATAATCGGTGTAAGTCTTTGAAAAATTTCTCAAAGGCGTTATATTAACATCATCTGTTACGGTTGTACCAGTTGCTGTATATTCAATTCCAAATGGGTTGCTAATATTACCCAGATTGATTTTAAATTGCGCTGTGTCTTTGCTGCTTGAGTAGTTGTAATCCGAAACAGTTGGGGATGCTAAACCCAATACGTTTAATCTTAAACCAGCTGGGAATTTTTGTGTGATCTCAATAATCGTGTTTTTTATTGTCTCCTTCATTGGAGCATATAAAACGTAGTTCTGTAATTTCTTTTTATCAAAAAGAACCCTAACTGTTATATTATCTTCGATTTTCTTATTAACCTGGTCGACAGCTGTTTGAGTACCGTTTTTAGCGGGGTTTAAATTATTAATGCTTTCGGCTGTATAAGATTTATCACCACCAGATAAGCCAACAACCTTACCAGGCACACTTTTTCTTGTAACAGAAGTTGATAGGGAGAAATTACCTAGGGTAAAGAAAGGGTCACCCGCTATTTCATCCTTAGCGTTAGCAAATTGCAAACCAACCGCTTTATCCCCAATATTACCAAATCCAGAAATCTGGTTTTGGCTCCCCTGTGATTTATAATATCTAAGCGCCTGTTCATAAGCTAAAAAGGATGAACACGGTACGTACTTATTCTCACCGTTAATGTTATAAGTTCTATAACCAGCACAACCAAGATCAGCAGCGGCTGCCATTGCGGCTTCAACTGTATCATACAAGTGTGCTATTAAAGGTGTGTTTGTATAACTAAGATTAGCCATTTCCTACTATGTTGTTTAACGTCTTTGTTGAGTCTATATTATTTCTTCTTCTTCTCACCTCAAATAATTTTTTATCTGTGGCGTCTTTAATTTCGTATAAATCGTATTGCGCGTATATGTTACCGTCAAAATCATACAATGTATAGATACCATCTTCCATTGATTTTGTTTGGTCTGAATACAACGCAATTGCTAAGCTCTCCGCATCGTAATTAACTAATTCAACCTCAAGTATTTGTGGTGTGAAACTAGTATTTGTTAAAATAATATTTTGACCTTTAAAGCCGATAAACGGTGTTGCTGTTGGTTTGAAACTAGGGGCCGCATTAGGTGTGACAGTGCAGAATAATAAACTACCCACATTATTGTAAGTATATTTTATTGTCTTAACCGAGCTATTAGGTGTGTCAACCTGAACTGGTTCAACAATAAACGATGAAGTAATCACCCTATATAGGTTTTGGACTTTACTACCATTATCATTTAGGTATTCAACTCTGTAACCATCTAAGCCGTTATTACTGAATTTACTTTTAAAACCGTTAGGGGCTGAATCTATATTTAAAACAAGACCTTTAATGTCAGGGAAAGTGGCTAATTCGGCGCAATCCTCAATTTGGACCCTTATTTGAGCTGGTCTTATGTAAACAGTGTAAAAACCTCTGGTGTTAAAAACACTTTTAGGTAATTCAAGGTTATACATACCCCCTAAAACCTCTAATGGGTTTGTTGGGTCAAATACTGGCTTTATTACGTCAGTACCATTTAATTTTGTCACTTTTTGTGCTTCAGTTGAATTTCTATTCTTACTGTATAAAACAATAACCTCTATATCTGAAGGGTCTACATCCGCTGGTCTTTTAACACCATATACACCTATTCCCATATTTATTGATCTTTAAAATTGTATCCTCTTGTGTTTATTTTGTAATATCCAAAACCTGTTTTTGTTAATTCATTTAAGTCTTTAACATTTTTTAGTTTTCTCATTGGTTCAAAGGCATTATTTATACCTCTGTCTATAAATACTTCTGATAAAACTTTTGGTTCGTCAATTGTGTCTGAATAATAATTTAATGTTGGTGTTACCTTATCATCAATATTATTTCTCATGAATTTAAATATAGTTGTTTTATCAGAATTATCAACATAAAAAACAGGGTTTGGTGTGTCTAAATATAAGACATACTCAACTCGTTCTTCGGATTCGGATATAATCATACCAACTATGTTCGTACCACTTACCTCGATTCTTTTACCAACCCTAATATTTTTAGGTGCTGGAACCGTTCTATCACTTAAATCAGCAAAACCCTTTGTTGCTTCTTTTCCATATAACTTCAACGCCTGTTCCCTGGTAAAACTTAAATCAAGTAAAGAAAATTTACTATCCGTTTTACCAACAATAAAATATTTTTCCGATGAATCCAGAAAATGCTCTTTAACTTCACTAAGGGTTGAAATATTTTTATCGTTCGTGAGGTATTTTACAGCTGGTTTAACCATCTCGTTAAACGGATAAATCTCAGATAGTGAATTTTCAATAGCCTCAATTTTAGGGTCATCATAATACGGTGTTATCAACGACCCATTGGGGTCTATTAAAGACTCAACATAAAGATTAACCAAGTAATCCGTATCATCTTGCATTAAAATGGTTTTCATTATTTTAAATTAATTTTAAGTGGTATGGTTATTTTTGTCATATTACTTGTCCCAACATCTTCTTTGTATAGATTAACTTCAATATTACCAGTTATATCCAACTCTTTAATTGTACCAAAATGGTATAAAGCCCCAGCTCCGATAACCAAATCAATTGTTACGATCACCTCTTCGTTGGTATTAATCTTTGGGTCCAAGGCCTCGATTATTAGTATTATACCGTCTTTTTTAGCCGCTGGCTTCGTTTTTAATAAACTATCTATGTCAGATGGGGTGTAGTTATTAACCTGTGTCCTATCAGAGCTTAAATAAACCTTATTCGCGATCATATTAGCGAAATTTATCTGATGGGTTGGGTTATTGATTAATTGTGTGTAAGTATATGATGTTGTTGTGGTATTAATACTGAAATAATCGTCTGACACCTCTTCAGCATTATCGGTTTTATAATCAGACCAAGCTGTTTCAAATGTTGTGTAATAATCATCGTATGTTTGAACAATGCTTTTTTTCGGTATGACGCAATATTCTGTTGAAAGGGCTAAACCGTAGTCTGTTTGAATATCATGTTCTAGTGAACCATAACTCGATAAATCGATTGTTGGTTCATTTGATTTAAAAATCAAATCTTTTATAACAAAAGAATCGATAATATAGTTACTAATATCTTGTTTATTTTCAATCCTAAAAGAGCCTATTGTTCTTTTGAATGAATCTATATCAACATTAACGCATTTATTTATTTTAGTTTTTAATAACCCAATTGGTTTAATATTTAAACTGGTAGATTTAAACATTAAATAACCTTCTAATGAACCTTCAAAATTGTAATGATCTATTTTACCAATTGGTATATAATCGCTAGTATACAAAGTTTCGGTGTAGTCTAGTATTTTTTTATATTCAACATAATCTGGATCATTAATTAAAGCGTTAGATAGTGTTTCATATTTAGTATCGGTTAATGTTAATTCCCTCTTTATATTATTTGTTGATAATAAAAGATCGCCGTATTGTCTCGGATCCGTTGGTTTTTGTAAATCGCTTGGTTGATCATTTAAGACAGGGAAACTAGCCCAATAATCATCATAAGCAAATTCGTATAAATCAATATGATCCGTTTCCAAATCGTATTCACCCGTTCTATCGTTATAATCAAATACTGTATACTTTTTTGTCTGATAATCTAACTCATATCTTAAGTATAACTTTTTCTGGTCAAAAGTTTCAACATCTTGTAACCATTTCTTTTTTATATTATTTTTTGTTGATGGTATAAATTGTATTTTTCTACCATTTAAGGCGTCCCAAAAATAAAATTTAACATAAAAATCAGATTTAAGGTAATTCCTAAGAAAGAAAAAAGAGTAACCATCAACACCTTCCGTTAATTCAAAAACAGGTCTTTTTTGTTGAACCCCAGAGATTGATTTCTCGTTAAAAAGATAGCGGTCAGAGACATAAATTGGTATTGTTGTTATTCTTCTTTGTGTTTCAACGTTGTTATCATCATAAATCTCTAATAATAAAAAGGAACTATATGTATACGTTTTGTTATTAAAACCGTATTTTAAAGCACTCCACTGATCGGATTTATCCCAAAAAGGGAACGTGAATGTGTTGTAAAAATGTGGACGGCCAGATTTTGCTGGATATTTCTTTCTTAGCTCAACCATAGGGTCGACAACTACATAAGGTTTCTCCTCATTAATTTGTATTGGCGATAACTCGACCTCATTGTCAAATTTTACGGCTCTCAAACCATCTGAAGCCCTAACCTCAAACAATTCATTTCGAACTGAAGTATTTTGTGTTGCGACTAAATTTTTATGGTATGTGTCAAAAGTTTCTTCAATGTGTTTAGATATCTCAGGGATATCATCTTCCTCAATGTATCTTAGGAAAAATAGATCAACTTCAATTTTATCATAATTAGGTTTAAATTCAGCACTCTCCAGGTTAACAATCTCGTTTACATTAGCTAACGATTCGGTGTCAAGAAGTTTACTAAAAACAAACTCCCTATCTGATGGACTATCTTCGGAACCAATTAATAAGTTGGTTGATAGACTAACATCTTTTTTAAATATTTTTTTTAACATTTTTCGTCAGTATAAGTTTTAAACGGATCTTCCAATTTATTGTCATTGTTATCACCAAATAGGTCGTTAACAATATCCCTAGTGTAATCGTCAACAGAATTAAGTGAATCTATATTAGAAACATCGTTAACGTTTAGTTTATATTTTTTTGTTTTGTTTTTTTCTGTTAAAACGTTAAATAAAAATCTGTCATAGACATATCTAGCACCATTTAAAAATGGGTAATCTAACACAACACCATTGTCATCCGAAACACCTAAATCTAAGATATCTCTCCAGATATATTTATCGGTTTTTCTACTATAAACAGCATATTTCGGTATAAAGGTGTTTGAAGCTGAATCTTCAATATATGTTGATTTTAGTTTTAAATCGATCTTTCTAAAAGGTACGTATTTAAATAACACAAAATTGTGTATGAAACTGTGATGAACGGATGAAATCAATTCTTCCGTTAAATTCTCAGCTGAATATTCGTAAATACCTATATCAAAAATGTTTTTAACATCTGGTTTATCGGATATTGTTGATTCAGAAACGTTTGCTATCCTGTTAATACCTTCACCAGGGTTAGTATAATCAATTAAAGGTTCAAAGTTAGATTCAACTGTACTGAATACTTTTTCAGATGTGGCGCCATTTTTAATAACACCAAGATAACATTCAGTTATAGGCTCATTCTTATTATCCAATAACCCCGCGATATCAAACTCTTCCTCAAAATAAAAATTATATAGGGGCTCCTCATATAGGTTTAACGAAAAACCGCATTGATCAAATGTTGTTAGAACTTGTACAACTTCCGCTTGTTTAACGTAATACTCCAAAACTTCGTTGTCAACAACTTTTGATATTGAAAAATTTGCGCTGAATAATCGATACGGGGTTGGTCTCTCAGCTTTTAATATGTTGATTAACTCGTTATCATCATTTGTTGTTTGAACACCTCTAATAACGCCCGTAAATTGATTAGCACTTTGTTCTGGTGCGGCGAACAATGTGGCGGGTGACGCTGTAAAAGTATTTAAGTTAATATCCTTTGCCGCTACTTGGTGTAAAACTTTAGCGTTTATCTTAAAATCTATCGAAATATTTTTACCATCAACGTTTGTGATAAAATATAAACCATCTTTTATCCTAGTATCCTTTGATCTAATATAAACCTGATCACCGATATTAAAATTATGACCATAATTCATTAAAAAACTAGTGTTTTGTTCGCCAGTTTTCAGTGTTGGTTGAATTAATGAGGCTGGTAAACCTTTGCTCAGGTCAAGTTTATAACTTAAATCTTTTTTATTCTCATCGGTGTAAGTTATAACATACTCTTTTTTACCTTTCTGGTTAACATGTTTAACTGGTTTACATAAAACGATAGACCAGTTATCTGGTGTAAATTCAATAACTTTTTTATCGATATTTAATTTGGTGTTCCTGTAGTAAGCTTTTTTAGTTATAATGGGTGAAATAGTCCCATAAACTTTATATTTTTCGTTCTCGTTTTTTTCTTTAACGAACTGGTCGTCCTGAGATATATTTGTAAATAAATTATACTCATCTCTAATCTTACCTGGTTGTTCTAATATTAACCTAGTTTTTAAACTTTCATTTTTTGAACCAGAAAATTTTTTAGAACCCAATACCTCTACAATATTACTCATTGTCTACAAAATAATTTTTTTCGATTGATTTTAAAGCGTTTGCGCTATCCCAAAGACCAAAGTAATAGTAATTAGCTCTATATTTATTCGATATCTCTGGGTTAAACTCTGAAGGTGGTATACTACCCGTATAGAAACCGTAAGATGTATAAACCTTATTATCGATTAGACCATCAAGATCATTTGTTATATCATAGATAGAAAACTCCATCACAGGGAATTTATTCTGATCGTTAGTTGATGATATGAATGGGCCTAATGTGTAAATATCACTATAGGCTTGTGTGTATCTTCTGTGGGTCCCACCAGAACTAACCGTTGCGTTAGTTTTTTTAGCTAATTCAATCGCAAATAAACTAAGTTTTAACCCACTTACAGAGTTATCACCGAAATCATACGAAGGGGCATCCCCATAATAGTTCTCACCAGTTGTACCATTAATAAAATCATCACCCCTAAATATATCGGTGTAAACACTACCAGAGTTTTTACCATCTAAACCAACACCAATCCCTAGGTGGTACTCCAGTTCCTTAACATCCTCGTTGTAAGATAAATCTTTAGGTATTCTTATTATATTAAGAATGTTTGCAGGGAAAATCATTTGTGGGTTGTAGTCTTTGTCGTTTAAACGATTCCAATCAAACACGTTAATATCAACATCAAATTCATATTTAGGGATAATCGCCGAGCCAATAACCTCAACATTGGTCAATTGTGGTATATCTCTTCTATCCACTGGGAAATTCCACGGTATATCCTTAAAATCATTAGTTTGTGGTAAATAATTAACATAATCACCAGTTATTGAAACATTCGTATCCTTATGTTTATTATATTTTGTTTTTATCGTGTAAAACTTTCTTTTTCTGTTGATTATGTCATACTCAAATAAACCAGTTGTCGTCCCTTCCCAACCACCTGTAAAGGGATCACCATTTACCGAAGATGGGACTCTAATACCTGGTGTTGGTGATAACCTATAATAACCCCATGGATATCTAGTTTGCCAAGCTTCAGCGATGTCATACATCTCAAAAGCGTAATAGCCCTTAGTTGGTATCCCGTTTTCAGTATCATCTGTTGGTACCAAATCACCGAATTGGTTTAACTTATAGTACTCCATGTACATTGGTAATGATACCCTAAAAACGCCAGTGTGTTTTTCAGCTTTAAACGCACCTATTCTAACTCTACTACCTGGGGTTAGTTTGTCATCTAATCTATATACAACAACCATCAATTCTTGTAATGGCCAAATATCCCCAGTATCTCTACCTTTATTTGAATCAAAACCCCTTAATTCTAATGGTATCTCCGTTTGACTTTCGTCCAGTGGTTTGTTAATACTATAGTTTTTTTTAATCTCAAAAGCCCCAGTCACTGAAGATAACCAACCAAAAAATATAGCTGTGGGTGTGTATTTATAATTTATCTTGAAATCGCACCTTGTTATACCAACATCATGCTCTTCATCATCACCCCAAAAAGAAGCTACGTTAACCTGCTTAATCTCGTTAAAGATATTTGGCATTTGGTTAATATTTGTTTTAACTTCTACATCAAAAGAATCATTCCCTTTATATATGAAATTAGGTACTTTATTAGGGTCGTTATTGTCTTTCGCGCTTGTCGCATCTCTTAGATCCTTTATATTACCGTATTGAGTTGTTGTTTCAACCAAATCATTCGCCGTGATCTCAAAACTCTTAGTGTCAAACAAATCAAAATCCATCATAATATTGTGTGAGCCAACAGGTACACCAAATATCATATAGTCACCAGAATCATTTGTAATTGTGGTGTACTTGTAATATTTTTCCATTATCTCCAAATATTGGGGGTAATGGGTTAAATCATTTATTGTTGGTAGGTTACCAACCGCTCTATGGCTAGGATTTTGGTTTCTTACTCTTGGTAATAGATTATACCTAACACCATTAGGGAATTGGTCATTAACCGTTTCAAATGGATAAAGTTCCATGATTTCGGGGCGCTCTTTATCCGCTGGGTCAACTGGAACAAATATAGATACTTTTGCATTTTGCAAACCATATCCGTTAGTTGTTTGTACCCTACCAACTATTACACCAAAATCTGATGAGGTTTTCCTGTAGACGTCTGAGCTTGATATCTTTAAACTTAAAATTTCTAAATTATCAAAGTCATCCTCTAGATTCACTAATATCCTTTCATCAGGTGTATCTTGATTTAAAACTATTTTAATGTTTTTCTCCATCCTTAATTAATTCCTGTTGCTATTACTGGTATAACCTTAATATCAACATCTGGTTTTTTAATATTAAGCATCTGGTAGTCATCAACAATTATGTAATTGTTTGTTATATCAATCTCACCTGTTGCAGTATCAATTATTGTTTGTTTTGTCGTGTTACTAGAATAGCCAACACCTGTTTTATTAAACGCTTTTATGTAATTAACGTTTAAAACACCATCAACCTGGGTGATTTTTTTAACCATCTCACCAACACTATAACTTTTACCTAGATTTGATTTATCAGTTGTAAACTCATTTTTAACGATATTGGTTATCCTAGAAGACGCCTGTACTTGTTGACCAGGCTCAACCAACACACCAACCTCAAAACCTAAATCAACCACCTCAGCTGGCTTAACAATAACATAATCATTGATCATTCTATATTTTGATAAGTAAGCAGCAATATTTTCCATTAACAAAGATGAGACAACATTAGATATGGCCCCATTGGCATCGTATGTTAACACACCGATCTCAATTTTATTTTGTCTTTGTGTGATACTAGTTTTAGCAGGTGAACCAAAAACACTAGGCATCGACATAATCAATGCTTTATAATCATTTAAGGTTACCGCCCTGTTTTGTGCTGAGAAGTTGTACGCGATATAATTTCTTAATTCTTCTATTGTTGGTTCATCGGATCCACCAACCGCTGGGGTTGTATTGTTAACACTTATCGATGCTTGTACTGTGGAGTTAATGTTTTGATCTGGCCCGTTAATAACAGCACTAAGTCTTGTTATATCAGTGATTGTACCAACACCAGTGTTAGATTCAACACCACCGCCAATTCTATATTTAACGAACATTGTTGTGTTAGTTATTGGTGCTAAACCTAAACTACCGTTTCTTAGAAAACTTTTGAGGTTAAAATTACCACCATCCATAAAATCATCTAATATATCAAAAGAAGAATCCGTTTGAGCTCCAAAAGTTATTTGACAAAAACCGTTAGGTGTAAACTCGGTGATGTATCTTCTATCAACCTTTTGGTAAACCCCTTTTGCGATACCATTTACTCTTGGTGAGTTAGGGTCTTCGATAAAAACATTATCTTCAGCCAAAGATGGTACTTGATACCATTTATTTGGGCTGGTTGCAAATTCACCTTCTGTTGGTGTTGCTGTGTAATTAGTACCCGCTTTATGTATTATCGATTCAACTGATAATACGTTATCTTCGGGTAAAACTATTTTATAAAAAGGTTGTGTTGTTGCAAATGCTTGAGTAAAAACTTTACTCGTACCAGCAATAACAATACCCGTTTTAGTTATACTATAACCGCTTAACTTGTTATTTACAAAAATCGGTCTTTTTGTTCTATCAACATTACCAGAACTATTTGTAGCCGAAGCAAAATCAATATCATATAACACTTCATAAGCACTGGCACCATTACTAACTTGTGTTCCAGCTTTGATCAAGGGTAGATATCTCTTATCCTCTTGGTCACCGTATACTGGAACCTGGGCCGTAAATTCAACAACTGCAACGGCGGCTGATTTAGTCGGTAATTTTAAACCGTAGGTTTTTGCTATATTGTATAACGATTGTCTTTCCTGGGCGTAGTCCAAAACTGTTTCCTGTAATGCTCGGTCAATCTGGTAGTTTAAGTTGTCAGCAATTGCGGCGTTCAAATCCAAAAACACGGATAGGATAGACGCGTCATTAAAGTTTTGTACAACCTCAGGGTAGTACTGTTTAATATAGTTTATTTGTTCTGTTTTTAATGAAGCAAAATCTCTTTTACTATAATTTATCTGTCTAGCCATTTTTTATATTGTTATAGATAGTTTATCGCTTGTTTGGAACGTTTTAGTTGTTATTGTATAATCAAGATTAATTCTTATTTGATGTTCTCTTTCAGTATCGTTCTTATACTGTCCCTCATCGCCAACTCTGGTGATAATAACATCATTTAATTTAAGGTTAGGTATATATTTCTCCACCGCATCCTGGATTTCCGTTTCAATTTTACCTAAAGTAATATCATCCAAAGGTTCAAACACATATTGATATAGATTGGTACCGAAATCTGGTAAAAAATACCTAGAACCCTTTCTTGTTAATAATAAGTGAATTAGCATGGCCTTAACCTCTGACTCAGGTACTGTTGTTAAACCAACATAATCTCCAACATTCGAATTTACGAACGGGAAATCTATACCAAATGTTTGTTTTTTTATTGCCATAAATCTTTTATAAATAAATATCGGTATATTTTATTTTTTGTAAATAAAAAAAATCCCGCCAATATGACGGGATTTCAATGTAATCAGTGTTTTAATTTAAGCACTACAACCAAAACAATCAAATTGGCTGTTTTCTGGTTTTGACACCTCTTGAACCATCGGTTCTGGTTTTGGTGCAACAGCGGCTACTGGTGTTTCAGTGTTAGAGATATTAATTGCTAAGTGCTTGGCTCCAGTTGATATGGCTTTTGTTCTAACATAATAACAGAGCGACTTAAGTCCACGTTTCCAAGCCCAGAAATGGCTAGAGGATAACTTTTGAACTGTTGGGCTTTGGAAATAAACGTTCATAGATTGTGATTGGTCAATGAATGGTGCTCTATCAGCGGCCATGTCGATCAATTCTTTCTGTGAAACTTCCCAAATGGTTCTATATTTTTGAATTAAGTGTTCAATTCTTTTAATTTTTTTCTCATAATGTTTGTCGGTTGGATCCAAAAACTTATTAAAGTTAATATTTTGGATAGAACCTTCATTCATAATGATTTCATTTTTAAATTGTTCAGACCAAATACCTAAATCCTCAAAATCTTCAATCAAATATCTATTAGCGATCAAGAACTCACCACCAACAACTCTTCTATTAAACAAGTTTGATGGAATCACCTCAGTCATCTCATATGAACCTGTAATCTTAGCTGAAGAAGCTACTGGCATTTGTGCTGTGAACAAACTATTGCATACACCATATTCCTTAACTGATGCTTTAAGTGAATCCCAATCCCACATTAAATCGTTTTGGTCAACACCCCACATATCAAATTGGAACTCCCCTTTTGACATTGGCGAACCTTTAAAGTGTTTATATGGTTTGTATTTACCAGAACGACACAATTCATTACTTTCTGTGATAGCAGCATAGTAAATTGTTTCAAATATTCTTTTATTTAACTCTTTAGCTTCATCTGAAGTAAACACATAGTCCATTAAAAAGAATACGTCAGCAAGTCCTTGCACACCAATTGCAATGGCTCTTTGTTCTAAACCACCTTTTTTACCTTTTTCAGTTGAGTAAGAGTTAATGTCAACAACTTTGTTCAAAGCCCTAACAATTTTTCTAACCTCAAAGAATAATTGATCGAAATCAAATGTTTTGTTCTTAACATAGTTTTTAACAACTACAGATGATAGCGTACAAATAGCTGTTGTTTTCTCATCAGTATATTGGTAAATCTCGTTACAGAGGTTAGATTGTTTGATAACACCGATGTTTTGGTGATTTGTTTTTTTGTTAGCGTTATCTTTTGAACACAAATACGGTACACCAGTCTCGACTTGTGATTCCATAACTTTAATCCAGATGTCCTGGGCCTTTACTTTCTTACCTAAGCCCATTTCAACAGCTTTGTTATAGTTAGCCTCATATTCATCACCAAAACACTCCTGAAGTGGCTTTAAACCGTTTTTAACGATATCATTCGGACAGAATAAATACCAATCACCATCTTCTTCAACAGCTCTCATGAAATTATCTGGAATCCACAACGCTGTAAACAAATCTCTTGCTCTAAGTTCTTCAGCGCCAGTGTTCTTTTTAATTTCAAGTAAATCAAAAATGTCTTTATGCCAAGGCTCGACATAGATAGCCGCACTACCTGGTCTACGACCTTGTTGATTAAAGAATCGAAGTGATTCGTTTACGATTTTAAGGTACTTCAATAAACCACCAGCAAACCCACCTGATGTTTTAATTCTACTCTCTTTACTGCGGATATTTGACATACAAAGTCCAATACCAGCCGCATCAGCTGAATAAACAGAGATGTCTCTCAAACTATCCAAAAGACCATTTCTAGAATCGTCATTATTGTAGTGCAAAACACATGATGCTAATTGAGGGATTTTGGTCCCTGAGTTAATCATAATAGGTGTCGCGGGTGAGATGAACTGGTTTGATAAGGCCTCGTAATATTCGATAGCTTCCTCAAATGAGTTTGTCACCCATAGTGCCACTCGCATATACATATGCTGTGGTCTTTCAACTTGTTTACCCTGAGATGTTTTTGTTAAATACATTTCATGTAAGGATCTCCAAGCAAAATAATCGAATTGGAGATCTCTGTCGTGATTAATAGCGGCATCAATCTTGTCGGCACCATATTTTTCAATTATTTTCATTAACTCATCGTTAATGATACTATCTTCAGCTAACAATTTCATTGTTTCGCTAAAACTTGGGTTGGTCTCTTTGTGATAAGAGGAGATTGCGATATTTGCCGCCAACTTACTGTAGTCGTAATGACTACCTGTGTAAGAAGCTGAAATTTCCGCTAATAACTTGTCAATCTCTTTTGTCGTTACAACACCTTCGTTAGGTAAAGATGTTATCCCTTTAATAAAAATTTCGTCAGTATTGACTTTTAAACCTTTTGCCGCTCTTTTGATTCTCGTTAAAATCTTCGTGGGATTAAACGCCGCTTGCTCATCATTACGTTTTTGTATGATCATTTTATTATTAGTATTAAATTTTTTTTTTTAATTTTAATTAGAAATCATCCGTAAAGCTAATTTTTTCATTCAATTTAGCTTTTTGGTATTCCATTGTTCTAGACTCGAAGAAATTACCCTTTGTTTCAACGGCAATTTGCTCCATAAATTTGAACGGTTGTTCAACATTAAATTCTTTTTTACAACCAAATTTAACCAACAAACCATCCGTAACAAACTCTAGATATTGTTTCATCAAGTTTGAGTTCATGCCAATGAGTGAAACTGGTAACGACTCGGTGATAAACTCTTTTTCGATTTCTAGGGCTGATAAAAGAATCTCTTTAATTCTAGCCTCACTTGGTTTGTTAACAACGTGGTTATTAGTTAAATGGATTGCGAAATCGCAATGCAAATTTTCATCCTTAAAGATAAGTGCGTTTGCGTTACATAGGCCTTGCATCAAACCTCTTGACTTTAACCAAAAAATAGAACAGAAGGACCCTGAAAAGAAAATACCTTCAACTGCCGCAAAAGCGATTAATCTTTCTTGAAAAGATGCGTTTTCAATCCAATCCAAAGCCCATTTAGCTTTTTTCTGTACAGCGGGTAAATATTCTAACGCTCTAAAACTTTCAATCTTCTCTTGGTGATTTGAGATGTACGTATCAATCAACAAAGAGTACATAAGGCTGTGAATATTCTCCATCGCAATTTGGATACCATAGAAAAATTTAGCTTCTGGGTATTGGACTTCTTTCAAGAAATTTTCAGCAAGATTTTCGTTCACAATCCCATCCGAAGAAGCGAAAAATGAAAGTATGTTCTTAATGAAATATCTTTCATTATCGGTTAAGTTCTGCCAATCTCTAATATCATTAGATAAATCGACCTCTTCTGCGGTCCAAAACGCTGCTTGGTGTTGTTTGTAAAACTCCCAAATGTCGTTGTGTTCGATAGGAAAAATAACAAATCTGTTAGGGTTTTCCTGTAATATAGGTTCTTGCATAAATTAATTTTTTTATTGTTTAAATAAATATGAACAAAGGTACGAATATTCTTAAATATTTTCTTGAATTTCTAAAGTATTTCCCTCATTTTCTGTATTCCCCTGAGCAGCAACGCTTTCCAGATATCTTCTTCTAGCTTCAACGTTTGATTGCTTTTTCTGGGACTCAAAACCCTTTTCTGTTAACACATCATTAGTGTCAATAAGGATTCTAGAATTATCGAATAAACAGTCTTTAAAGATCATACCATCATCACCCATACGGTTTTTAAGGATTGAGATTGTCGCAATCTTTTGGTCTTTTTGCTCAAGGGTTTTACCGATACTCATAATAAAGTGAGCGATCTGCGCCTTTTTAAGGTTACCACCCATATTTTCGGTTTTGACCACTTCAACACTTGTTGAACTTCTATTACCTTGCGTGGCTGTCCAACCAACAACGTTCATTTCATCAACCATACTCTCGAAAGCTCTCATGATCTTACCTTCATTAGACCACTCCTCTGAGTTTGAATGTTCTTTCTCCATAGAAAGACAGTCAATGTAGTCTAAAACAAGTACGTCCACTTTTTTACCCTTGGCGTTGATCTTCTTGATGATGTTCTTAATCTTGTTGATTGTAACACCGTCTGAGGGTAATTTTTGTAAGAACAAGTTATTTTCATGTTCTTCCTTAATCGCTTTGATCTTTGCTTGAATCAACGATTTGTTTTCCGATAATTCGCTAAGCGGTATTTTCGTTAAAGCTGAGAAGTGTTTTCTTTGTACAGCCTCTTCTTTATCCTCGAAAAAGATTTGTAAAACTGTTTTACCTTCTAAGAAAGCGGAGCTAGCTACTTTGGTTAGGAAAGTAGTTTTACCAACACCCAATGGTGCGATAACCAAACCAACCTCTCCTTTTGATAACCCGCCTTTAGTACAGTCATCAATACCCTGGATACCAGTTGGTACTGGGTCACGGTAATCTTCTGATAAAACTTTCTCTATATTATCGAACAAGAGTATCGGATCTTGTTCTTCTTTGAATGTGATCGCGTCTTTGATTTTTTTCTCAATCTCATCGTAGTCTGCGACAATACCGCGATCCAATTTGGATTTTATCTCGTTAACAGCATTTCTAATTGACTGTAACTTACAAAACTTTTTTGCGTTGCTTTGTACATTTAAATTACCAACCTTACAGTTTTCAATGTCAGTAATTGTGTCATCCAATTGTGTTCTCAAGGCTTCTTGGGAAGCCCCAACTTCCTCATTAACTAAAAGCCTTAAAGCTGGGAAGTTCATAAGAACATCGTGGTCTTTATGGTATTTTTTAATTAAGTGTGCTATCCGTTGGAATGATTCGGATGGAAAATACTTCGGGTCAATAATATCGATTATTGCTTGGCCGAATTTATGGTCTGTAATTATTTCATTTAATAATTGTAGTTGAAAGTCTTTACCTAAATCCTCAAAATTGTTTATTATACTAGCCATTTAAAATTTTTTATTATTATACCAATTGAACCTGTAAGTTGTAACCCATGTACTCTGTTTCCAATTCTTTTGTTGGTGTACAGAGACATTTTTGTACTCTTGTGATTAATTCGTAAATGTGCTGGCGAATGTCTACGGTGTATCTAACTTTAACTGGGTAAATCGTTGCATCCCACTCTCTGTATGCGATAACTTTACCCTCTTGCTTAACAACAATCTTCATAACGTCTTTAGAGTTGTTTTGCTCGTAATCTTGGGTCTCGGAGAACTGTCTTTGGTGCTCAGTGATAAAATCAAGTGTTCTGTCTTTTAATACACTTTGAATCAATCGCATGTTGTCATCAACAGCTTCTTTGAAATTAAGCGAGTTAATCGCTCTATGGTTAAAACCGATAATGTTAAAGAATCTTTGTACGATTATGTTGTCGTTAAGATAAAGTGTAAACTCGAATTTACGTTGTTCTCTTTTGTCTTCCATGTTATTTGTTTTTTTTGTTGTAATCATTTTCTTCCTTTTTTATAATAGTAATAAAAGAACTCCAGAAAACAAAGAAAGCGTCATCATTTTTTGGTAAAAAATTTAATAATTCATCTTCTTTCATCATTTCCATGATTTTTTTAATACCACCACGCCCTTCTGGGGATAAGGTTTCATTAACCATTTCGTTAATCGCCTCTTTTAACTCTTCCGTGACATGTGGCTCTTTAAGGTTAATGATTTTATTCATTACAGAAAAATAATCACTCCCGTAAGTACCCCACTTAGTTTCACCATTTATGATCGCGTTTAATGTCTTGTCACCAGGTTTTTCAACTAATAACTCCTTGGTTCTATTAAGCACCCAATCTTGATCAACTGGTTTGGTTTTTATCTCTGGGAAATATTTTAAAACCTTTTGTTCACCAACATTTTGTAGACCAGATATATTATCACTACTATCACCAGCAATCATTTTTATGATACCGACATTTGAATAGTGGTAATCAAAGTAACTATCAAAGTTGTCCATGTTAATCATTACTTTAGCACCTTTGATTGTTAAACAAACCTTAGTATCTTCATCTAATAATTGTAATAAATCACGGTCATTGGTGTAGACTATTTTACTTTCATTAGGTGAGTTCATTGAGTAGTATGCGATACCATCGTCAGCCTCACAACCATCAATCTCAACCTGTCGTATCGATAATTCCTCGAGGTATTGTTTGATTCGTATTCTTTGTCGATCTAAATCAAAAGCCTCATCCAAGTCAACCTTATTATTACGATTTTCTTTGTAGTAGGGATAATAAGCTTTTCTATAATCTTTAGAACCCTTACCTTCCCAAAAAACCACAACTTTTGTTACAGCATAATCTTGGTAGAACCGCTTTATGGTATTAACAAAGTGGAAAATGGTGCCAACACTTCCGTGTTTACCTTGCAAATGTTTGGCACCATGAAATCCTTGTTTTAGAAGATATTCACCATCAATAAGTAACGAGTTAATTTTAATTACTCTGTTTCTGATTGGTTTATTAATCTTCATAGTCTGGTTCTTGATATTTGGTTGGTACTTCTTCTGATAAGTCAAAATCAGCGGCGCCCAAAGTATCTACCCAGTATTGTGAGCAATCTTTTTTGTATTGGTCGATGGCCTCTTTAGAATCCAAGATAAATCCATGTGGCGTTGCAATAATTCTACCATCACCATAACCCAAACCATTTACGTGGTTTTTCATTACACTGATTTTAGTTCTTGTCGCGAATTTAACTTTTCTACCATTTTTGGTTGCGTCAATTTTAGTCGTACCAGCGTTTTTCTGATTACCGAATAAGAAAATGATTGTGGAGTTCAACCAGAATGCATCACCGCCCTTAGCTTTGATCCTAGGTTGTCCCATTGGGCTATCTGGTAACTCAACCCATGGTTGGTTAATAACCACCATAGTGTTGGTGTATTCTGATGTATCTTTCCTCGTGCTGTTGATTCGTTGGTTAATACCCATACCAATCTTTTCAGCTAATACACCAGCGGTGTGTTGTTTACCACCTTTACCGTCAAATGTCATTTTACAAGGAACCGAACCAACCGAATCCCAGAAGAAAACCAAATCAAATGGGATATCACCTTTTGCTTGGTCGTCTAATAGTTTATTGATGTAGTCCGTGATTTGTTCAATGTAAAAGAAGTCGTCACGATAAAAGAATCGGCCAACCCATTCACCTGTTGCGGGATCTTGGTCGCAATCTAAACCCATTAATTTTGCGTGGCTAAAATCCCACTTTTTCTCGGTAACCAGGAACACTGGAATCATACCTTGTTTTTGTGCCGAAATAGCCGCTAAAATTAAAGCAGTTGTTTTACCAGTATCTGAGTGACCTAGTAACATGTTAATGTGTCCAACAGCTGGACCTGGAATACCAGTCATCTCCAAAAAAGCTGGCCCGCAATTTAGGAATGTGTCTGGTTTGTAAGTTGTAGAGGAACTATATTTATTCCTCATGTCATCGAATGAAAATTCTTTCTTTTTAACTGCCATGATATATTTTTTAGGTGTAAAAAAAGCATGGACACTTACAAAGACATTATGTCAATGCATATATCCATGCTTTAATATTATTTTTTCTTAGAACGGTAAATCGTCAATCTTTAATTTAGCGTTTGGTACCTCTTCAGCCGCTGGTGCTTCTGTAATAGCGGAAGAATCATCATCATCATCTTCTTCAGACATAGCAACTGGTGCATCATATACCGCTTTAGGTGTTGGTGTTGGTGTGTATGTACTAACGCCATCTTCAACCTTAGCAATGAAACATTTTTGTTCAGCATCCCAGATTGGTTCGCTACCCTCAGCAACGATATTCAAATACTCAACTGATTTTTTCTTGAAAACGTCAGTCCAAGCCATTGGGTCACCCAACCACTCTACTGCTTGATTTTCATCATCAGAAAGTTTAGACTCTCTATCAGGGATGATAGAAGCAACTTTTGTGAAACCGACTTTTGAATCTTTAGATTTATCTCTGATCATAGAGATTGTAAGGTCGAAACCTTCAAATGGGTTCCAGAACGCCCCATACTTTTTAACAAGCGGTGCGATTTTATCCATAATCCCTGAACCGTCTTGTACAGCTGGGAATCTCCAGAATTTAACACCCTCATGCTCCTTACCACGCTCAATAACACGAACGATAAAGAATTGTCGTGATTTGTATTGGATGGCCAATTTTCTCTCTTCCTTGTCCTCACTTTTCATTAAGAATTTGTACATCTCATTCAATGGTGATGGTTCACCATCTTGTGATGGGTCATAAAGTTTTGTCCATCGTTTTCCAATTTTTAAGTTGTGGAAATAACCAACTTTGTACCATTTTGTGGGGTCATCTTGGTTAGGAAGAATTCTAACTGATTTCTCACCACTTTGTGCACCCTCATCAAGTGCAATTGTAAAATACTTTGTCAAGTCGACAGAACTAGATTGGGTAGTCTGTGCAGTTTTCGACTTTGCTTTCTCGTAATCGGCCAGTGTGTCTGTTGCGGCCTTGCTCCAATCGATTTTTTTGTAGTCAATCATAATAATTTATTTTTGTTATGGTACAAAAGTAGGTACAATTATTCCAAAAGTCAATACCCCGACCAAATATTTTTTACCACAAACAAAAAAACCCCTAAAGGGGTTTCTTGTAAAATATTTTTTTGTCTGATTAAAATACTGTTTTGTATCGTTTAATGCCGTATACCAATAAAGCTTTTGTTACAGCCGCGGATTCAGACTCCGATTGATTGACTGCCGTAATCTCTAAGCTATCTATTGGGCATTCTATGAACCCCATCATTGATAATGTTATGTCCGATATACCGTTCATTGTTACAACGATCGTGTCGTTTGTATTACCAAGCGTTAAAAAACCATAGTATTTAATGGTATAATCGTTTGTTTCAACAAACGTTAAAGCTGGATCACCAAGTTCTAATTTAACTGTTACTAATTCTTGTGAGTTTGTGTTCATATTAATAGTTGCTTACTGGTTTGTCGTTATTATTTGTGTTGTAAAAACTATTTTTAATATCCATTTCGTTATAGTTATTCATCAAACTATCGACCATAGACATTTTATCTGGTCTTTTTTCCAAATCAGTCTGTGTTTTTACACCAGCTCCAGCCATGTACTCGTCTTGAGTCACATTAAAAGGGTATGAATCCTTAGCTAAAACCTTTCTTCTTTCCTCTTCAGTTGGTGGTCTCATTAATTCAACTTGTTTAGTTAAAGCATCCATTTGCTGTACTAATGAATCCATTTTTTGTAGGTTTTGCTCAACACTGTTAACTTTATTGATTATAGCCTCAATCTTCTCAGATGAACTAGCAATCTTTTGAACAATATCATCAGCTTTTGCCGCCATTTCCTTTGTTGAGTTGACCAAGTCAGTAACATCAACCTCAACGTCACCATCTTCAGCTTGTGTATCCAAACCATCAATAGCCGTATCGTCAGCTGGGACTTCCTCACCCCCCATATCATCTACAGGAGCGGCTTCTTCACCGCCAGTTGTATCAACACCAGCATCTACAGGAGCGGCTTCTTCACCGCCAGTTGTATCAACACCAGCATCTACAGGTGCTTCTTCTGGAGCAACCTCATCCTCTTCAGCTTCATAAAATTTATAATGATGCCCTTCGCTCAATCTATCTTGATAGGACATGATTTTGTTAAACCTCTTTATCTCTTCGGATAAAATTTTATCTAATTTGTTGCTCATCTTAAAAATGTTTTCGTTGAATGGCTTATTGGTGATTCTTCTCTCAATAATTCTCTACCGTCCTCTAAGACTAATTTTTTTTCTATTAAAGTTCTTTCGATTAAACCGTCTTTTGTTTTTACGTAACAAATACCTGTTTTTAAATCACATACTTCTTCTCCTACTTGGGCTTCTTCAATTCTTTTACCCAAGAACTGGTCTAATTTACTTCCAATGTTGTTCATAATTGTTATTTTCTTATAAATATCTGATTTTTTAATAAAAGTTGTTAATCAAGCTTATATCCATAAATATTAGCCCATAGCATCTAAAACTTGTTGTGAATAACCCGTTCTTTCAGAAACTTTTTCGTCTGATTGATTAGCTGGTCTTTCCCATTCTTTCATTATTAATTCCGTTGCGGATCTAACAGTTGTTTTCTTTTTTAATTTAGCTAATATACCACTGTAAGAATCTTTAAACTCTTTAACCAAGAAACCATAGTTAATGTCATCAGTTAAGTTAGTAGTTGTATAGTCAACCCCCATTGATTTAGCGTAGTTAGCTAAATTTTGCTGTCTATTTGACGATGTCCATTGTGCGTACCCATATCCAGTTGATCCGTTGATTCTAAGTTTACCGACCTTAACACCGCCACCTTGGATTCTATCTGGTATAAGACCACTCTCCGCGATCAAATTACCAACGATACCCACAGCTTGCACATTTGTTAACCCTAAATCTCGCATCAAATTTTTAGCGATTTTAGCACCTTTATTGGCCTTTTCTTTTGATGTTAGGGCTGTACCTTTAGTACTACTATCACCTTGTACCGTTACAACCTCACCTTTAATGTACGGTTCTGGGTCTACAGGACTAAGTGAGAATGTACTTGAATAGTCATTAGCCAAACCTTGTCTAACCTCATAGTGTAGGTGAGGGCCACCGCTACTACCAGCACCTGGGGCACCTTTCTTACCACCACTCTTACCGATAAGTTGGCCAGCTTTAACAGGTATGTTTATACTACGTCCTGTTTCAGATAAATTAAATTCACTCAAGTGACCATAAACCGTTGTTAAGTTAACACCTTCATGTTTTATGATAATAACGTTACCATAACCATCTGGATCTAATAAACCAGCACCAACCACAACACCATCATAAGAACTATAAACTGGTGTTCCAACAGGTACACCTAAATCAAGTCCTTTGTGTTGTCTACCCCATCTTGGTCCGAAAGGTGACGTAATTGTGTAATTATTTACTGGTTCTAACCAACCAGAGATGACACCACCACCACCGCCACTACTTTGTACTGGTGCAGTGTAAATGTTTTTGGTTTGTTCATCACTAACATTCTTAATTGTATATATAAATGTTGTATCGCCAGTTGACCCAGTGTCTTGACCTATTTCACCTAAATTAATATAACCATGTTCCGTTATCTTTAAAGTATCCCCCTCAAATTTTTCAGAGTCTTTACATATCTTAAAGAATGAATATTGTTTACTCTTACCATATCCACCCATAACATACACAACCAATTCATCATTACCGTCATAACCCTTAGGTTTAAACTTTTTTGAGAACGCTTTTCCAAAAACAAACGAACCATCGGATTGTGTACCGACTGGTCTTGGTGTACTGGCTGTTGTTGTTGTCTGAGTATTATTAAACTGTGGTAAGTTCGCGAATAACTGAGTTGCAAAACTTTGCGGTTGTTGTTGCTGTGTTGTTAACAACGGCGAATTAGGTAATTTAAACGAGTCATTAACTTTCCCAATAACAGGTGGTGTATACAAAACTGGTGTTTGTACATACGTTGCGTCAGCAACATTTGCCAACTGAATCGCTGAAAGGCTTTGTTGTTGTAATTGTTGGGTTGCTTGTTGGCTAAATGATGGTGAGTTAGTTGCTGGGGATGTGTCAAATAAATTAACCAATTCATAGGTTGATAACCCATTAAATATTTGGTAATTACTCTTTGTTTTTTCACTAACCCAATAGTTAGCTCTTGTTATTGAGCTTATATTTGCATCAGCAATCTCACCAGGAAAACTTATTTTAGGTAAAGTTTCGTCATTAGTAATAGAAACATCTTTACTATTTGTGATTAAAGTTGTTTTTGGATTATATTTTTCCTCATAACTTAAAGTCAAATAGTTTAATAATTCATTCGGTTTACCTTTAAACTCCAATATCTTAACTAAAGTTGATTGGTAAACATCACCAGAAGTTGTTGGGTAAGCATCTAATAAACTACTGATTGATAAAGTAGGTTCAACATCATAACCAAGTTTATGGTATAAGTCGTAAACAACGATGTCAATCATATAAGGCCCAGTAATCTGGATATCCCACTCAATATCTTCGGCTAAAACAGACGCGTTGTTATGTAAATACGATACAATTGTTTTGATTAAAGGGGTGTCAGTTTCATCACCCTCAGTCATTAATTTAATGTATGCTGCGATAACCCACAACGCATTATAAGTAACATATTTATCGCTGTCAGTACCCTTTTGGTATAACAAACCATATTGTGTTTCACTATTTGTCCCAGAAACACCTGTAAACGCTCTATCAATATAGATTTGTCCAGACGTTGGTATAGGTGTTGTGTCATTTCTATCCAAATAACCTTGTTGAGCTGATAACTCATTAGCTTTTTTAAGTAAGGCTTTGATCACAGCTATGTTTGAGGTTGGTTTTCTGGCGATCGGTTGTCTAACACCTTTAAATGTTGTTGACATATTGTTAGCTGTAATTTTATGGCTAACGTTTGTAATCCAATATGTACCATAAAACAACGGCACATTTCTTAAATAGAAATAAGATAAAGGTTGTATTGTGGCGTTACCGAGACTTGTTACGGTACAAGAATACGATCTGTTTTCCATTGCACTAAATAACTTACCTGTCGATAAAACTGGTTGATCAGTTGATACCAACGCAACCTGTGCTTTAATACTTTCCTCGGTATTCGCAAACTCATCAGTTGATAGCTGTATGCTTTCAAACATGTTTTGGTTTTGGTTAGCAAAATCAACTATGAAAGATGATACATTTGAGTTTCTAACGTCAGCTGGTGCATCTTCGTTAAGTATTTTACCGTTGCCATCGACATCTAAACTATTAGAGTCTATATCCAAACAGAAAGTGTTACTTAAATCAAGATTACTATTAGCGGAATTTTTTCTTTTGTTACCCGTTGTGACGTTTGAAGTTAACGAACCGAATTGGAAAATAAATGCTGGGTTTGATTCCCACATCTCCAAGTTTTTAAACACGCCAAACATATCGTGCGCCAAATCATAAGGGCTTTGGTTTTCCGAAACAGAACCACTAAGATTTATATACGATGTCATCGGCATTAATAAAAACTCGTGGTCGCTAGCAAGTTTAGATAATATCGTCCACATTGATTTAGATGTGGCTTTATTAATCTCACCTTCTTTGAATAAATCATCCGATAAAAGTTGTTTTAACGAAACTATGTCAACAAGGACTTTTGTACCGAAAGCATTGTTACCCCTATCAAGGACACTAACATAATCAATCAAATCTTTTAGATCTTTATCGGAAGGTTCTAATAAACCAGCGTCATCACAAATATCTTGTTGTTGAACATTAAAATTAAAAAATAATGGGCTATTTAATATGGCGTTGACGTCAGCACCACCAAGCTCATAACTATGTTTCTTTATTAACCTATCGTCACTAATATCAATATTTGTGAATGATACGTTTTTATCGTATAGAGTTTTTAGTCTATAGTATGTCCCAGTTCTAATTTCAATATCATCTCTAGATATTTCTGCATAAGTACCAGTACCTTCTGTTTGTTCTAGAGCACTACCACCTAACTTTTCCGATAATTTATCACCAAATGAACCCAAAGAATTATTTAAAGTTGTTAAAGTTTTTTCAACGAAGTCTTTGTTAAATTTTTTAACCCAATCATTAAATTCATCATTCGCGAATAAATCTTCAAAAACTTCAACAGCATATGATATTTTATTATTGGTGTTAATTAGCACACCGTTTTTAATTTCACTTATGGTGACTTCAGCTTTTTTCTTATAATCGTATAATGTGTTTTTTGCACCTTCTTTATACGGATAAATTGTGGCCTCATCAGAGTGCGCTGGTATTAAATTAAATAAACTATCTTTAGTTGTTTTATTAATATTTAAAACATTAGTTTTATTTAATACACTAGATATGTAACTTCTTAAATACGTTACTAATAATTTTAAATTATTTTCGTTTAATTGAATATTTAATTTCCTAAAAAAAGTTCTAGTTAATTCGGTGATAATAAAAAATTCATCTAATGTCGGATCAACATCTTTTGTTATACCCTTAAAATAAACATATTTTTTTATTAATTTATCTAAGTCAGTGATATTTTCACTATACGATGTTATATTTTGGTCACCAAATAGTATTGTTCTAAATAATAAAACATCACCTAAAGACGCAACTATATTTTCATATGTCCTGGTGTTTGATGAATACGCTACTATTGGGTTAAAGACGAAGGAGTTTAACCTTAAACCATTTGGGTTGTTAACGTCAGTAGTTTCGATCGATAACGGCCCAGCTGTTGAGTAATTGTTAACTGTTATCTTCGCGTTTAAAAACTCATCAATAACAAACCTAGCCTTATCTTCTTGTCCAAGAGTTAAAGCAGTGTTAATTACTTTTGATAAACCTGTGTTTGAAGCGAATTCTATAAAATTACCTGAGTAACCACATAACAAAGCTAATAATTCATCCTTACTAAATGATCTATCACCTAAAGTGAGTGAATTAGGTAAATTAGTGTACCCAAACATGGTTGTGTGTTTAAGTAATGATTTAAAATCAAAAGTATTAAACGTTTTTGTAAAGTAAGATTCTTGTGTTACATCACTAAACTTTTTAAATAGGGTTCTAAAATCTTCTAATTTATCAACATCAAAGACGTCTAACAACGCTTTAGCTGATTGTTGCTCTTGTTGTTGTTGGTTATCGGAAAAGCGGTTAGATAATTCCTTAGCATTATGACTAACATCTTGAGTGATGTAAAGATTTAAACCAGATTTAAATTCATTATATGTTGTAACCTGATTACCATTTGTATTATAGAAAATCTCACCTTCGGTGTAATCGTAAACACTCTTATTCTTTAAATTAAAGTGCGCGTATTCTAAATAATCAACAGAAATTAAACTAGGTTTTTCTGTTTGGTTTTTTGGTGCGAATCTAAGTACCTCTGGTGTTGTTACGTTGTTATATTTAGGTGTATCAAACCAGAATAATCTACTTGTGTTGTAGATTAAAGATTTGTTATCAAATTTAAGTTTTTTTATACCTTCAGGGTCAGTTGTGTTAGCTGTTATATAAACATCATCATACCTATCAAAATAATTGATTGGGTTACCATCTGTTGGTGCGTTTTCTGGTCTAAAATAAACTGGTGTAAATCTGTTTAATAGTGAGTTATCTAAAGAAGGGTTAACCAAAGGTATTGTAAACCTTTCTGAGAATTTGTTTACGTTGTTATTGACATCAATAAATTCGGCTAAACCAGGGTTGATTTTGGAATACAGCATTTGTGTATCGTTACCATATCTTTTTAAAACATCATTAGATACATCATAATACTCTGAAAAAGACCCATCATTATATCTAAGCGTTGATAAGTAAGCATCACCCTGTGTTTGAAATATTGTGTGAACTACATTTGTTTTTTGGTACTGATATTTTGCGTCTTTAAATGATTTTGTTTCACTTAAATAAACACTCGGATCATCATTTTGAGTGAATAGGTTTTTAATATCTATGTCGCCACCAGAACTTGGGTAAACAACGAATGTACCTTTTGAATCAAGTGGTCTCAATTTATTTCTCTCTTTTTGGTTGAATTCTCTCGACCAAATAGATATTAAAAATCTTGACATAAAGTCATATAGATCATTACCAGTTAAATTGTTGATCATAAAGATTAACTGATATAGTTCGAAATACTCGTTTGTTTTAACATCTATAAAGCCATTAAACGACCTAAAATCAACGTTGTATTTATCTAAAATATTTAGGTTTCGATTAAGTCTGTTAAACCCTTCATCAGGTTCAACGCCATCTGGTGGCATCAAACTATGTATTAAAAGAGTTATAAAATCTGGGATTTCAATCTCATCTTGTTTAGCTTTTAAATTATTAACTGTACATAATTTTCTAACGATATTATACACATCAACAGTATCTATATGACCACCAAGGAAATTAGCTTTTATTTTGGATAAAAGAAGGAA